AATTATACCCCATTGTGGTGTCGGCGGCACTGGAGACCAAAAGGTGGTTCTAGACGTTGAATATCCAAAGAACACTGATAAACTGATTGGCGTTCTGTTAGATGAGGTAGTATAATGCCATTCGCAATGTTTTGTCAACATAAAGGTTGTAAGGGGACCGGAAACCAAATGGAACCCTATTTGGATCCAAAGACCGATAAAGTCTACTGTAGTTTGTGTGATCAGGAGATGCCTAACGTCACTCACTTCGTCAAAGTTCAGATGAAGGCGCTCAAACAATTTAGGCAAAAACAAGCGGTCGCTTTCGGGGTCAAGTGCCAAAAGTGTGGAAAAGAGGCCCAGCCGAAGGTGGTGGGCGATGATATAGTCTGCCCAGGATGCAATAATCCGCACGACCACCTCAGCGAACCCTTCAAAATGATGCTGAAGGATAAGCTGCGAACCGCTAACAAAGACGTATAAATGCTAGATAAGATAGTTGAGTCATGTCGCTTCCTGTTGAATAATTATCCAGGAGCGCAGCCAAGTAAGACCTATCTCGATTCCCGACTTAATGAAGACAGCCAAGACTTGTTCCGGTTTGGATATTTCCCAGGCGTTCAAGATTTGTCGGCGTTAGTTGACTTAGTTGGTGAAGAAGCTCTACGAAAAGAAGGGCTTTTCTACACCAGAGAAATCGAGGACTCTCTTTTCCCTCGAAAGGTACCCACCTGCTACTTTGAGGATTATCCTCTGGTTATGCCCTTCCGTAACCCCTACGGACAGCCGGTGGGTCTGGTTGGGCGTACCCTGCTTTCTGAAAAAGAACAGCAAGACAGAAAAATCTCAAAGTACAAAAACACCAAAGACTCCCCTATTTTCAAGAAGGGGAATATGGTATTCGGACTTTATGAGAATAAACAACATATATTAGACCGTGGATGCGTTTATCTCGTAGAAGGTCAATTCGATGTTATAAAGGCAATGGAGATAGGTTTTAGAAATATTGTTGCTTTAGGAACTTCTTCTATGACTTCCTATCAATTTTCTGTCATTAGCAGATACTCTAATAACCTATTTTTGTTATTGGACAATGATTTTTCGGGACAAAAAGGGAGGAAACGGATCATCAGTAAGTATGGCCATATGGCCAATATTCGTAATTTTTATTTGCCAGACGACTTCAAAGACATAGATGAATACATCACTAAAGGAGGAATTAGTGGTTACGGTGAGCTGTCTTTTGTCGTCAAGGATTGAAATTTCTTAGAAATTTTCGTCTTTCCTCTATTGATATATTGTGTTTGTGTCTTTCGTAATCTAGGGGTCAAAGATGGAACGTAGAAAAAACAGATCAGATAAATATCAATGGGTGCTACTCGAAACAGTTTGCTCAAATGACATGATGGAGGCATTCTGCAATGAGGATAGTATCTCTGCCAGATTGAACCCATTCGACTATAATGAAGATTTAATCGAGTTGGAAGAACAACTCAAGAAAGAGTTTTGGAGAGTCGTAGATACCCTACTGACCCCAAGACAAAGAGAAGTAATTAGACTTTACGCTGATGGCTATACTCAGATGGAGATAGCTAAGATGCTAAATGTCAACCAAAGCTCCATTACCAAGTCTCTCAATGGAAACGTTGATTACAAGAATGGTAAGAAGATTTATGGTGGAGCCAGAAAGAAAATCCGTAAGATCATCGAAAATGATGAGAAGATCAAGGATATTCTCAAGAAAATGAGTGATGCCCGCGATGAAAAGTGGTAATAATCTGAAATCTACGTAGTAGGTTTGCTACCAATAAAGTGCAGAATTAGTATCAATATTACTCTATTTAAGAAGGGTACGTTCTGTTCAACGGGAGACACGATGCCAAAATTTTCGATAGATTACTCAGGCTTGACTCAACTAACAAAAAAGGCATATCGTCTTGCTGACGTTAAAGATCAGTTAGAAACTGTTGCTTTTGATGTTGTTAGATTCAAGGATGGCGATAAAGGTGCCGATCTTTGGCAGATCCAAAACGCAGATGATGGTGATTACATCGTCGCTCTATATGATGATGAGGCTGAAGTGGCCAAAACCGCTTCATCTAATCCTTGGGGTGTATTCGTAACCAAGAACGGTCACGACTTGCAAATTTCTTACAAGGGTGATCCCCTTGTAAGAATGGCCTCCTCCAAGCTTGGTATTCCAAGCACAGAGTTGCACAAGGCCGAGCAGTACCTACCAGAGAAGCTAGCCACCAACAAGAAGCTCGTCAAGGCTTTATTGAGTGAGCTAAGTGAGACAGCTAGATTAGAGGTATCTAGACGATACCCGGAACTGGTTTAACGGAATAGGTATTCAATGAGCTTTGATAAAATACATCAACTAGTAGGTTCCTTAGCTAAGGCAGTCGACGAGAATCAAAGGATTCCGACTCCTATTTTAGCTGCTAAGCTGGCACGTTATGTTGAAGTCTATCCTCAAGATAAAACTCTTGGATCTATGTCCAGAATTATCGACAAGATGGTTGACAACAATACTAACTTCATTCGTAAAGCAGAACTAAAGTCTCTTTACAACAAGCTGTATCAACATGGCACCAAGGTTGCTGAGTTGTTTACAGACGAGCTTGGCGAAGCAGCCGAGCCAGAAATTACTACTTATCAACGTGACGAAGCCGTCAAAGCTAATGCCTATCATGTAGGTGACCAGGTTTTGGCCAATGCTTTGGAGAGCGTTTTCGATAAGCACGCCCCACTAAAGATGTACTCGCAACCAGTAGCCGAAAAGGCTATGAAGTCAGTCGGTAGCACTTTAGATGCTTGGAATCTAAGACCATCTCACTTGACTGTTAGCGACGGTAACGATAAGTTCATCGTAATCAAAGCCGACTATGAAACCCCAAAGGGTGTCACCAGCTTCTACGTTCCAGTAGAAGTCAAGAAGGATAGTGTTGTAGAACCAGAAGTATTCATGGGCAATACTGGTCCAGAAGACCTCAATCACACTACCATTAAGGCTTACCTAAAGCAACAGGCTGGCTCCAAGACTAAGATTGGTGCCACTGATATTCTTGCTGCTTTGACTCATGCCGCCAGCGATAAGCGCGAAGTATCTGCCGCTGAGTTGGCAGTAACCCGCATGAACGCTGAACGTCAGGGACAATCTGAATTCTTCCAAGGCCAAGTCGTTGGACTCAAGGTGGATGCCGCTGCTAAGGCAGATGTCGCTCTTCCAAAGTCTGATGAGTTCGTTTCTTTTGAAGAGAAATTCACCACTCCACAAGGCTTGGCCTCTTGGAGATTTGGTCCAGAAAAAGTTGGAACTGCTAAGTCTCATATCTCCCGTGAGTTACTTTCCATGGGATTCTCTAATCACCAAGTAGTAATTACTGGCAATGATGAGAATACTATTTTCTGTGGCGTCTCACTAGAAACTGGAAAGGTTGCTTTCACAGTTCCAGTTAAGGTAGCCAATGATAAGCTACAAAAGCCAGTCATTATGTTGTGCAACGGATCAATTGCTTCCTTTGATAAGGCAGGCATCAATGGTCTAGTCTCTCAGAATAAGACTGACTCTAAGGTTGCTGCTGTTGCTTCCAACATGGCATCTCTCAAACCAAGTGAACTTGTTGGCAATTTGCGTCAAGCTCTTTCGGAAGAGAACTATGCTAAGGCAGAAGATGCTCTCAACGTACTAGCAAACGCTGGTGATGAAAAGGCTTATGCCCTCGCATTCCAGCTATACATGACCGGACTAGCTGGTGTCAAAACGGCTGAGACAAAGTGCTCTAAGATGATTAAGAGCGCTAATAGTGAGTACCCAGTATGTTCGCACACCGGGTTACCAGTAAACAAGGTATACCAAGACAAAAATGGATATTGTCGTCCACTATACCGTAAGGGTATGGATGAGACTTATGAGGGAGCTTCCTTCATCAACGCCAAAATATTCGGGTGATCCATGAGAATGTTTAGGCTGGCAGACCTCTTCGAGCATAAATATAGTAACGGCTCGGTTGTGAAAACTGCCGCGCCTTCGCTCACTGAGGTATTGTCAAAAATCAAAGACGAAATCCTTACCAACTACAAGAATTGGGTGATGGGTAAATACCGCGCCCTCAAGATTCTTGCAGAGGCTAATGAGCCACATGCTAAAGCATTGTATACAACATACAATGATTTGGTTGCTAATATTGATTCATATTCCCCAGTTCAACTTTTTAATAGAGTCAACAAGATTTTGGGACTTATTAAAGGTATGAAAGATAACCCACAAGGTTATAGAAATAGTATTCATGATATGGTGGAAGTCTCTAAAGAGTCTGACGTCAATTATCGTGAAAGATTAAAGAGCGGCTTTGAAACTAACCTAAAGAGAATCTCTTTTGGTCTAGAACAAGTTGCAAGAACTCTTAAAGCATTTGTTCCAGATGCCGAACTTGCTGGTGGTGCCGTTGAAGCACAGCGTAAAAATGTTAGTAAAGAGCAACTGAACATTTTCATGAAGG